GGGTTCCGGCGCGCCAAGCATTGGGCATGGGCGGACGAGGGGACGCGGCCCAGGGGCGAGCGCGATGCGTTGCGCGTGCTCGAGTTGGACGAGGAGGCGGACGAGGCGGCGATCAAGACCGCGCACCGTCGGCTGGCGAAACTGCACCATCCCGACGCGAACCCGGGCGACGCGGCGGCGCGCGGGCGCTTCGAGGCGGTGCAGACCGCGTATGATTTGCTGGTGAGCGTGGCGGCCGAACAGCGCGTCCAGGAACCGCGCTCGGCCTGACCGGGTTCAGTCGCTATGGACAGCGAAAACATCGACGACCAGGCGGAACTGGCGGACAGCGGCATCATCGCGCCCGAGGTGGCGGCGCAAGAGGCGGGGCTGCATTATGTGCACGCGACCGATCCGGGGATCCGCCGCGAGCGCGACGGTGACGGATGGCGGTACTTCGGACCCGCGGGCAAGGCGATCGTCGACGAGAAGGTGTTGGCGCGCATCGCCAAGCTGGCGATCCCGCCCGCTTACACCGACGTGTGGATCTGCAAGGACGCGCGCGGGCATTTGCAAGTCGTGGGCAAGGACGCGCGGGGCAGGAAGCAATACCGCTACCACGCGGACTTCCGCGCGGTGCGCGACTCGAACAAATTCCACCACATGCTCGATTTCGCGCGCGCGCTGCCCAAGGTGCGCACGACGATCGACAAGCATATGAAGCTGCACGGGATGCCACGCGAGAAGGTGCTGGCGACGGTGGTGTATCTGCTCGAGACGACGCTGATCCGTGTGGGCAACGACGAGTACGCCAAGGAGAATGAGAGCTTCGGGCTGACGACGCTGCAGAACCGGCATGTCGCGGTGGAAGGGGCGAAGCTCAATTTCCACTTCAAGGGCAAATCGAACAAGGAGTGGAACCTGACGCTCAAGGATAAGCGCGTCGCCAAACTGGTTCGCCAGGCGCAGGATCTGCCCGGGCAGCATCTGTTCCAGTATCTGGGCGAGGCGGGCCAACCGCACGCGGTCACGTCTTCGGATGTGAACGCGTATCTGCACGAAATCGCGGGGGCGGCGGTGACGGCGAAGGATTTTCGCACGTGGGCGGGGACGGTACTCGCGGCGACCGCGCTGTCCGAATTCGAGGCGGTGGAGACGACGGCCAAAGCCAAGAAGAACGTGAAGGCGGCGATCGAGCGGGTGGCGGCGCAGTTGGGGAACACGCCGACGATTTGTCGCAAATGCTATATCCATCCCGAGATCGTGGGAGCCTATATGGATAAGGCGCTGGCGCTGACGATCACGGAGCGGATCGATGACGCGCTGGTGGAGGATGAAGGACTGCACAGCCATGAGGAGGCGGTGCTGACGTTTTTGAAGGGGCGGCTGGCGGAGCGGGTGGTGGGTTGATTTCTCCCTGCTAGAGGGTTGGCGGCGGCGGCCGCCCGCACTGGTTCAAGCAGCTTTAGCGGCACGGAAGCACCCACCCCTACCCTTCGCTTTCAAGGAGGGAGAATAAACGCGTTATGCCTTGAACCATATACGCACTTTTCGCTTGACATCGGCACGCTGATCTGACACAAAGGCGTCAGGTCGGAGTGGTGCGGGCGGGCGACGGAAGTCGCGCCGCCCGTTCGCGTGTTTGGGGCGGGAGGGCGATGATGGACGAGACGCTGGTTATCACGGCGCGCAAACAGCGCGCCAAGCCGTCCGCCGCGCATCTGCAGCGCGCGAAGGGATCGCCCGAACAAATCGCGGCAACCGCCAAGCGCATCGTGACGCGTAAGAAAAACGCCGATGCGGTGCAGGCCGCGCGCTCGGCGGAGACAACCAAGGCGAACGAGCGCACGACGGAGGGCTGGACGGCGAAAAAACGCATGTCGTTTCTGCTCGAACTGGCCGAGGGCGGCAGCGCCAAGGCGGCGGGGCGTGCGATCGGCCTTCATGCGCAAGGCGCGTATGCGATCCGGCGACGCGATCCGGGTTTCGCGGCATTGTGGAGCCAGGCGCTCGATCAATACGCCGAGGCGGCCGAGGCGCGCGCGACCGAGATCGCGCTGAACGGGATCGACCGGGAAGTTGTCCATCTTGGTGAAGTGCGCAAGCTGCGCAGCCATTCGGCGGGGCTGATCACGACGATGCTGACGCGGCGCAGGCCCGGATCGGGCGCGTTGCCGGGCGGGGTGGTGGCGGTCGCGGCGGTGGCGTCGCCGCCGGCCCAGGCGGGCGCGGATGCGCGGATCAAGTTCGAGGCGGCGATGCTGGCGATCGCGCGCAAACTCGATGACGCCAAGTAGATGGACGGCTTCGACTGGCGACAGGGCAAGAGCGTCGCCGAACTCGCGGCACGCTGGAACGAGCGCGCCATATTGGTGAGCGCGCTCACCGACGAGGCGATGATGGAGCTACCGCACGAGTGGAAATTCTGGGCGCGTCCGGGGCAGATGGCACCGCCGCAGCCGTGGCGGACGTGGCTGATCCTCGCGGGGCGGGGCTATGGCAAGACGCGCAGTGGAGCCGAATATGCGCGCGGCTGGGCCGAGCGCGATGGATCGGCGCGGATCGCGCTGGTCGGCGCGACGCACGCCGATACGCGCGGGGTGATGGTCGAGGGCGAGAGCGGGCTGCTGGCGATCGCGCCCGAGGGGGCGCGGCCGGTTTACGAACCAAGTCGGCGGCGTGTGGTGTGGCCCAACGGGGCGCAGGCGTTCCTGTACTCGGCCGAGGAGCCCGACGCGCTGCGTGGGCCGCAGCATCACTTCGCGTGGGGGGACGAGCTGTGCAAGTGGACGCATCCGGCCGCGACATGGGATAATCTGCGCATGGGGTTGCGGCTGGGCACCGCGCCGAGAGTGGTGGCGACGACGACGCCGCGGCCGATGCCGCTGCTGAAGGCGCTGCTCGCGGACGCGGGGACGGTGGTGACGCGCGGCGCGACGCGCGACAATGCGCTGAACCTGCCTGGTGTGTTTCTCGACGCGATGCACGGGATGTACGCGGGAACGCGGCTTGGGCGGCAGGAGCTGGACGGCGAGCTGATCGAGGATGTGGTGGGCGCGCTGTGGACGCGCGCTATGATCGAGGGTTGCCGGGTGGGCGCGGCCCCGGGGATGGGGTGCGTTGTGGTGGCGGTCGACCCGCCGGCGGGGGGCGCGAACGCGGACGCGTGCGGGATCGTGGTGGTGGGCAAAGGGACCGACGGGCGCGCGTATGTGCTCGCGGACCGCAGTGTGTCGGGGTTGTCGCCGGAAGGGTGGGCGCGCGCGGTGGTCGGCGCGGCGGGGGCGTACGATGCCGATCGGGTTATCGCGGAGGCGAACAACGGTGGTGATATGGTTCTGGCCGTGCTGCAAGGGGTGCAGCCGGGGCTGCCGGTTCGTCTGGTTCGCGCTTCGCATGGCAAGGTGGCGCGGGCGGAGCCGGTGGCGGCTTTGTACGAGGCGGGACGGGTGGCGCATGTCGGCGCGTTTCCGGCTTTGGAGGACGAGATGTGCGGGCTGGTGGCGGGCGGCGTTTATGCCGGGCCAGGCCGCTCGCCCGACCGCGCAGATGCGCTGGTGTGGGGCTTGAGCGAACTGATGCTGGGCGGCGAGGGGCGGCCGGGGATGCGCGTGCTTTGAGAGGGGTGCAGGGGCCTGAGGCCCTTGCCTGCCGGAGGCTCTGTTTCTTGAAAGGTTAGAACCGATGCGGTTTCCTGTATTCGGACGGAAGGCGGCTGCGCCTCCGGTGCAATCGCGCTATCCGATGGCGAGCTTCGGTGGCGCTGGCGGTATGCGCGCGGGGGGCTACGAGGCGGAGGTGCGTGCGGGGTTCGTGCGCAATCCGATCGCGCAACGGGCGATCCGGACGGTGGCGGAGGGCGTGGCGGGCGCGCCGTTCGAGGTGACGCCCACCGATCACCCGCTCGCCGCGATCCTGGCGCGGCCCGCGCCGGGGATGAGCGGGACGGCGTTCCTCGAAGGGGTGGCGACATGGCTGCTGCTGAGCGGCAACGCGTATGTGGAGACGGTGACGGGCGCGGACGGGACGCCCGCCGAGCTGTACGCGCTGCGGCCCGAGCGGGTGACGATCGAGGCGGACGCGCGCGGCTGGCCTTCGGCTTATGTGTACCGCGTTGGTGGAGCGACGACGCGCTACCCGGCGACCGACAGCGAGGGGCGGCCCGGATTGCTCCATATCCGCACGTTCAATCCCTTGGACGATCATTATGGGTTGGGGTGCCTGGGCGCGGCGTCGGCGTCGATCGAGGCGCACAACGCGGCGGGACGGTGGGCGACGGCGCTGCTCGAGAACAGCGCGCGGCCGTCGGGAGCGCTGGTCTACGAACCGGCGGACGGATCGACGCTGTCGGCGGAGCAGTATGAGCGACTGAAGGCGGAGATGAAGGCGAGCTTCACCGGAGCGGTGAATGGCGGGCGGCCGATGCTGCTCGAGGGCGGGCTGCGCTGGCAGGCGTTGTCGCTGACGCCCGCCGAGCTGGACTTTACGCAAGCCAAATCGAACGCGGCGCGTGAGATTGCGTTGGCGTTCGGGGTGCCGCCGATGCTGCTCGGGCTGCCGGGGGATAATACGTACGCGAATTACGCCGAGGCGAACCGGGGGCTGTGGCGGCTGACGCTGCTGCCGATGGCGGACATGCTGGCGGATTCGCTAGAAGGATATTTTCGGCATTGGTGGCCCGATGTGAAGGTGCGCGTGAACCGGGATGGCATCCCCGCGCTGGTGCAGGACCGCTCGGCACTGTGGGCGCAAGTGGGCGGGGCGACATTCCTCACCGATGTGGAGAAGCGCGCGATGCTGGGGATCGAGGGCGAGTTCGTGTCGCCGGTGCCCGCGCCGCGAGGTGGGGCGTGAGCGATGCGGGCGCTCCGGGCGGAGTGCGAGCCGTGCCGGTGCGTGTGGCGGGGTATGCGAGCGTGTTCGATGTGCCCGACAAGGGGCGCGATGTGGTGCGCAAGGGGGCGTTCGCGCGAGCGGCGGCGGGCGGCGGCGCGGGAGTGCCGCTGCTGTGGCAGCATGATGCGAAGCGGCCGATCGGGCGGGTCGAGCGGCTCAGCGAAGATTCGCGCGGGCTGCGGGTGATCGCATGCTTGGCGGACGGTTCGGGGCAGGCGGCGGAAGCACTGGCACTGCTGCGATCGGGCGCGGTGGCGGGGCTGTCGTTCGGTTACCGCGTGGTGAGCGGCGCGCGCGACGCGAAGAGCGGACTGCGTGAACTCACCGATCTGGAATTGCTGGAAGTTTCGCTGGTGACGTTTCCGATGCAGCCGCTCGCGCGGGTGCATGCGGTCGAGCCACCGACTGCGGCGTGATGTTCGGGTTACTTATGGGAGACGATCATGGACTATGAAGTAAAGGCGGACGTGCTCGAGGCGAGCTTCGGCGCGGTCGAAGCGAGTGGCGTCGCTGAAGAAGTGGCGGCGTTGCGCGGCGAGGTCGCGCGACTGGGGCGGGTGGCGGATGAAGCGACGCGCGCGGCGCGGCGGCCGGCGATCGGCGGGACGGGAGCCAAGTCGGTTGCCGAGCGCGATCCCGCGATGGGCGCTTATCTGCGCAAGGGCGTGACGGCCGGGCTCGAGACGAAGGCGCTTACCGAGACGACCAACTCGGGCGCGGACGGCGGTTATGCGGTGCCGCTGCAGATCGACGCGATCGTCCAGGCGACGTTGCGCGACATCTCGCCGATTCGTCGCATCGCCAATGTGGTTCAGGTGGGCACGTCGAACTATCGCCGGCTGATCACGCTCAACAATGTCGCTTCGGGCTGGGTGAGCGAGGGCGACACGACGCAGCAGGCGGCGACCAACACGGTCAAGTTCGGGACGATCGCGCCGCCGATGGGTGAGCTTTACGCCAATCCGAGCGCGACGCAGGCGATGCTCGATGACAGCTTCTTCGATCTGGAGGGCTGGCTGGCGCAGGAGATCGCGCGCGAGTTCGCGCGGGCCGAGGGCGCGGCGTTCGTGGGTGGATCGGGGGTGAACCGTCCATTGGGGTTCCTGACCAGCCCGGCGACGGGCGCGGCGGATCCGGCGCGGCCGATCGGGACGTTGCAGTATATCGCGACGGGCGTGCTCGGCGCGTTTCCGACGCAGACGACGACGGTGTTCCCGCAGGACACGATCATCAACCTCATCCACTCGCTGCGGCCCGCGTATCGGCAGAATGCGAGCTTCGTGATGAACACGCAGACCTTGTCGGTCATTCGCCGGATGAAGGACAACTATGGCGGGTTCAGCTGGACACCTTCGATGGTGCCCGGTCAGCCCGATATGTTGTTCGGCTATCCGGTGATCGACTGCGAGGACATGCCGGTGATCGCGCCGGGCAGCTTCTCGATCGCGTTCGGCGATTTCCAGGCGGGGTATATCATCGCCGACCGTGTGGACACGCGCATCCTGCGTGATCCGTACACCAACAAGCCGTTCGTCAACTTCTACGCAACCAAGCGGGTGAGCGGGTGCGTGGCGAACAGCGAGGCGATCAAGCTGCTCAAGTTCGACGTGAGCTAGCGTTCCCTCTCCCTGCCGCCTTGGGCAGCTGTCCCTCCCCCCGATAGGGGGAGGGTGGAAGGAAGAGTTCCGGGCGGGGTTTTCCCCTTTCGCCGTCCGAAGACTGCGCCGCCGGATCGTGCCGGTTCGGTGGCGCCTTTTCGTATGCGCGGGAGACTTCTGTGCCGGTATATACTCTTACGCCGACGAGAGGGCGTTCGGCGACGCGCGACCGCA